GGGTCCGAAAAAAAAAAAACCGCCTAAAGAGGCGGCTATTGTTGAACCAATTACGAATAACTTAGTCTTGTTTGACATTACAGTCACCTTTTAGCTTTTCAATCCGAAGTTCATACTCAGCTTTTCTTAATTTATGCTCGACTCTCTCACGGCGATTACGGGCTATAGCAAAATAGATTTGAATAATTAAACCCAAAGCCGCAATAAACAAACCACCCCACGCAATAACATCAATTTTTGCTATAAATCCGATAAATGACCCCACCCCAGTAGTAGCTGTTACTTTTTGCGTAATTGTTACTGCACCCACCCCGAATGCAGATTGAGTTTCAGACATTTTGTTTCTCCAGAAAATTTAGACAATAAAAAAGCACCCGTTTGGGTGCTCAAAGTTATTTTAAGGTTTAAAGGGTTTGTAGAATTTTCCCTCCGTTGATCAATTGAGTTGTAAGTGGAGGAACTCCAATAATTGCAGGTCCACCCGGTCCCGGCTGACCTTCAGTCGTTCCATGGTATTTCCAGTTCCACGTTCCATCATTGGTGGACTTGGTACCACGTTCGCCCCAGTTTCCACCATCACCAGACAATGGAGATCCATAACGGTCATTTTGGGTTCGATAACCTTTACCGGGCACTGCAGCTTCAGCATCGGTTACTTTGACAACCATAAAGTCGCCATTTAAGTACCAACGCCAGTCTTGCGAGTCATTTGAAATCGGCTGTCCCGTCATGACCCGTCCAAATGGCGCACCAGCTCCACCGGGTATACCTTGGACCCCATATGCTAACTCAGTGTAAATACCGCTTGGTGTTGCGCCGCCACCAGATCCGCCTCGAGCCAGAGTTCCGCCATCGATAATCAGATTTAGTTTACTGTGCCGGTTCAACAAACCGGGTGCTCCCTGATACCCATCACGGCGGGTTTTGGTAAAGTTATAATCCGGATCGGTAGACCATGCACCAAATGCCAAATGTGGCAATCCTCCATCACCACCACGTCCAACAACAGCACCTTTAATAGTCAGATTTACCACCAGATCAGGTGGGAACTCACCAGTATCAATAGCAGGTAATTCGGATGCAGCTGGAACGATATACTCTCGTTTTGCAGGACTAGAGTTATAGTCGAATTTATAGACAAATCTGGTTTCCGGTCGATAAGAACTTGAACTTGAAACCAGTGCACCTGCTTCAACTACAAAACTGATTTCGCCAGTCGTTGGTAAATCACCTCTTTGCATTTGATATAAACGTGCGAGATTAATATCAAGCTGGTCATATCGAATGTAAATCGGTGAATCATCTACCGGCACATCAATAAAGTCCTTGTCATTGAGGTAATAACGCTCATCGTAATTAATTGCTGTAATGGTATTAGAGAACTGGTCAACTGGTTCTCTTTTCGCTACCAGATAAGGCAGTGAGCCTTTGGTATCATCATTAACTACTGTATAGATGGTATTTACAAAATCATCAGGACTAAGCTTTAAGGCCCCGTTCGGTAAACGGCCTAAAACCACCTTGTTCTTGGCAGATCCAGCGGTAACAGGAATAAGGTCCACTGTGCCATCCCCCATTTGCAAATAAATCACATAGCTCTTGCCTGCAATGAAATCTACATCATGGCTTAAGGTGAGGATTAAACCCTCTTGCTGTACCACTTCCCCGCTTTGATGAATACCATTGCGATAATCTGCTACAGCAATACGGTCACGTAGCACAAGCAATTCAGACTCAGGCGCCGCATCAAAGGTGATGGATTTACGTTGAAACCGAAGCTTATTCCAGATCCGGTACGCATTAAAATGAGCTTGCCACTTGTTACGAACACCTACCGATTTCACCTCTTTTGGATTCTTGGCTCCTTTATCTGGCAAGTAGATATTGATGCGACTATCATCGGTCGGATCCGTGTATTCATAGATCAAACCATCATAGTCATCCATTAAGCCAAAGGTCAGGTCGTGCTTGTAACTATCCGGAATGATATTCCTGAAGTTAAACAGTAAGACTGAGTTATCGGTTGGTCGTTCAAAGTAGATTTTAAGCTTATTATTTTGCCGGTATGCTGTACAAAAGACTGCATCACAAAGGTTGGTAACAAGCTCCTCAAACGAAAGGTTTGTATCATCAATAGTAGTGCAGAACTCAGCCGCTAATGGTGTACCAAAATAATCGACTATATCGTTATAGGTACGATAGATGTTTTCTATATCAATCTCTTCAATCGTACGGCGGCCAATCTTGTCATCCAGTGCCATTGAGACCAGTGCATCAGCAAAGCTTGATGTTGGAAATAGCTCTGTTGTCATTGCCCCGTTTTTATAAGTCGGTAACATTCGCTGAAGATCAAAATTGATCTTGCGGGACTTAACAGATAAAGCTCCAGTGGTTGCATAAGTACGTGCACGAAAAACTGTTTCATGTTCATACACTGTGCTTTGCAAAGGATATGCACCGTAAAGCGCCTGCCACTTTACTTCATCCACTACCGTTGTAACCGCGGGTGTTGGTGTTAATCGGCGTGCACGGACACTACAACGCCCCTGAAACGTGACCATATCAAGTGTTGCACCAACTGTCTGACGTGACTTTGCTGAACCCTTTAGGATGATCTGTTTCAGCATTGGATTGCCAATCGCTGCCCCCGATTCATTTACTGGAGTTACTTCTACTTCAATCGTGACATTTACAGCACCCTGATTGCCCCCTGAAGAAACGGTATAAAGTCCATTGCTAGCAACAAAGTTACAAAGCACCCGACTACGCTCAACATTGTCGAGAATGAAGGGGCCAATCCACTTTTCACCTATCGAACTGATCTTTGGTGATAAGGCTGCTGTTTGCTGGTTACTTAACTCTTTAAGCTTTAACCAGTTAGCATTAACGGCAGCCGGATTTGATAACGTCATGCGATCATCAGCAACTGATAGAACGCTGTAAGTGCCGTTTAAGTCATAAGTCTGGCCGTTAAAAGTGAATGAGGCATTAGTGATTTCTACGCGGTCATTGCTTACAAACTTAGTGGTTAAATCCGTATTGTTTGCAGATGCCCGAAGGATCTCGTTTGGATATGCAAAATGAAGATAGTTGGTACCCTCTAAAGACTGCGTATCTGCAGGACGTAAAACTTGGCCATTAACAGAAGTTTGATGCTGAACCGTTAGCGGCGGCGTGGTAATTTCGGTACCAAGCCAAAAATATGGCTCGCCCGTGACAATATCAACGCCTGGTCGAAAGACTTCTACCGATGCACCGGCAATATCGACAATGTTGGTTTCACCGTCATAAGCACCATTAATTTTATAGTGGCCACGGCCAATACAGCCCACCACATGCTCAACTTCAACATTGTTTTCATATACCTTATAGGGAACAGCTATCAAGTCGGGAGTATTCCATCCAGCCCCATAATTATCAGCAATACGGCCGTTCACCCGGATCTTGTTTTCCCTGTTAGAAAGTTCATTGTTTGCTGAAGAAGACTGGTTAGTATTTTGAGTCGTTTGTGCAATTGATGGCGTCGGCATTAAAAATGCGATTGCAATACTAATTACAATTGAAACAATAGCAGCGACCCATTTAGGATTCTCAATTACGATAAAAGTACCTGGTAAGAAATCAAGCTGCTTTAACTCATACGCATTCTTAGGTGTGACTTCATTCGCAAATGAAATTTCGGCATGATCCATATTGCTTGTAGTATGAAAAATACGGACATGTTCAGGCATATGTTCATATTTTGAAGTGAGCCATTGCCCAATGGTTTGAGCCTGTTCAATTGTCTTTTCTTCAGACAAAGCATCTTTTTTATAAATAACTTTAATCATAATAACTGACCCGATTAAACCCCATTCCCATCACGACCTCTTCAGGCAAATAAGTGACTCCGCTTTCCATGAGGTGAAGAATCTTTTGTCCACGAAAAAGCCCCACATGCGGGGGCTTATTTCTTTGTCTAGGATGGAAGGCGACTATGCAGCCTTCCTTGGGCATGGGCAGCGGATTTAAAAGTTTTAACCGTGAAGATAAAAAAGTAATTTTGCCCTTAGGCTGCATAAAGAGTTCAAGCGCTTCCGCCCGATCTATGCCGTATAGGTCCATAGCTGCTTCATGAACAAAGTGAACACAGTTGTAGTGTTCCTCGTCATATTGCCTATCGAGCAAATGATCATGACTTTTCATATAGCCCCCTTCAGACCACTAAAGCGATCCAGTGCAAAGATATCTCCGGTTTTAGTAGTATTTAATCGCGGCGATTCAGCCTTGAATGTCACAGCCTTATGGTTCATGGCAACACTGGAGAGCTGTAGACCAAGTAGATAAAACATTGGAGAGTTCAGATTGTCTGAACTGTAAATCCGGTAATTTACTGTTGGCTTTACATCGGGATATTGACCTTCGATTACCCGTTCAAACTCATCTGGCATTACATCACCTAAACCAGATATAGAAACGGTTAAGGTCTGGTCCAGATCACCAAGCATTCCGGATCTTTGAATAGATGCTGGCAAAAATTCATAATAGACCTGACCAGCTCCCTCCTTGTGTTGTACATAGACACCTCGGTCATCATTACGGACTATTCGGTATGTATTCATAAAAGAAGGATGTGATAGCTCAATACATTCCAGTTGATAAACATCAACTTTTCGATTGAAAAAGAATTTGGCATATTCGTTATCCATCAGACCTCCCAATCTTTAATCAAAGCTATATCGGCAGTCAGGTTAGGCTGGTTTTGAACAACTTCGAGCTGAGCATTTACCCGGTAAAGATTGCCATTAACTTCATTGGTCTTGAACGAGTTCGGAATGAAGTTACACAGGTATTGCTGCCTTGCTCCCTGATCAATCACCAGATCCGCATAGAATGAAGCTGGCTTATTCTGATAGATCCGCCAGAAGGCCATCATTTTATTGAAATCGGTTTTACTTAAATTCCAGTTCACATCGACAATATGACTATTACGTTTTACATCGATGTAATAGCGACCACGTCCGCCATCCATCTGCTGACGTTTCACATCATCACCTGGTGTTACGCCATAGCCGCTGGTCTGAGGATTTAGCTTTAACTTGTACATAACTTTCCTTCAGGTAATAAAAAACCACCTCGAAGGGTGGTTTGATGAAATAAGGTTTAGATATTTAAATTAATTACAAAAACGATTTAACATTAAGAAATCGATTTAATAATAGTTTCTTTACCATCTTCAAAAATCTCTTTCACTACAAACTTACAGTAGGCTCCATCTTGAGATGGTTCAGTCAGTAAAGCTGGATTCACAAAATCTTTGATCTGTTTAAAACGGATCAATTCATAATTTCCATTGCTTTTCAACTGATAGTCCATTTTTACATCACAACTATACATAGTAGTTGACCCAATAACAGAAGTAAGCCTGAAAGTTAACTTCTTATTTGCGGGTACTTTAAACTCAAAAAACTCTTCACCATTATTTAAACTGATTGTAGGTTTAGGCATATTCAATGTTTTTGGCTCATGCATTGAGCCATACTTTGTTAAATTATTTGTTATCTGTTTTGTTATAAGATTTTTAGAAATTTTTTCACCCTTATTATTTTGATAACTAATATAAAACTGCACCATGGGTATATTACTTCTATAAACCCTTAAATTTGCTGTATCACCTGATATTTCATCTTGATACATATTCGTAGATCTTACGAGATTATTTACCGCAGGAATGGCACATCCCGTAAGGCCTAAAAGTGTTGTAGAAATTACAATTATTTTTTTCATGTCTTAACCATCAATTTTAATGCCAACAGACTCTATCACCTTGAAATTTAAATATTATGAAAATGAACCCTCCGAAAAGGGTTCAAATTATTAAGTACGATTTCTTCTCGCTGTCGTATTCTCAGTCAAAGACCGACTAATAGTTGAGTTTGGATTCCCAATTTGATCACTTACAAGTTTAGGTACCGTTCTTGGAAGCTGCTTATCCAGTTCATCTTTTACAATGATCCGGACTGTTTGCTCATCCAGTTGTTCGGCTTCAACTGTCGCCCCACTCACCTGATTAATCACTTCAATTTTGAAATTGATTGTCGGTGAAGCTGGCTCAATTGAAGGCATAATCTCAGCTTGAGGTCGAGCAGCTTGACCCATCGTGAAGTCTTGAACATCCTCAAGATTTGATCGATTCTGAACTAAACCATTTGATGAGAAGTAGACCTTGCCATCGTGGAATAGATCAGAACTGGCCGAAGAAGAAGCAATAGGTACGCTTCTATTACCCTTATAAATAATCTGAGTATCTTGAACTGGTTGATTAAAGATATCAGATTGCTTTTGGCTTTCTATAAAGGCATTAGAGCTCATCATTGCACGGCGCATGACACTATCAGCTGAAGCATTGTTATTGAGAAAAGCTTCAGGGTTTGCACTCTTACGCATTTTCTCGACTAAGCCAACACCGCCCCAGCGTTTAATATCTTCTTGGGACCAGACCACCTCTCCTTTATGGACAATACCAGCAGGCTGATATTTCCCACCACGACCTGTATAACCACCTTCAGCAAAGCCTTGATCTTTGATTGCCCGGATGTTCGCAATGATGCTAGCGCCTTGAGCAACCGCCCCAGCAATCAACGGTAAATTAAGAGGAAAACCAGCTTTTGAAGCTGCTGCAATATTTTGCTGAATCGCAATACCGGCAGCTGCAATCGCATAAGCTTTATCTGCAGCGAACATGATTTTATAAGCTTTAGATTGCTCTCCAAACATTGAACCAAACATAGATGTAAGAGACCCCATCATTTGGCCACCAAGGGCAATTTGAGCATTCAATCGATCTTGATGGTACTTATCTTCAATATCCTGAGCATTCTGAGCATATTCGGCAGCAATCTGATTGCGTTGGTCCTGAGCAGCTTGAATGATTGCTGTTTTCTGGTTTTCGTAATCCTGTTGCTTAATGAGTCCTGCTTCCAGTTGAGCATCAAGACCATCTAAAGAGTTTTGCTCATTCAGATCAGTTGCAGCAAACTGACTATCTGCTAAATCATTTGCAGCATTTAAACGGCTAAAACGTTCTTGATCCTGTCTGAAAAACTCACCAGTACCATTCATATCGGCCTGAATACCACCCCAGTTTTGAACAGCGTTATTAACTTTATCGCGAGTTTCTTTGTCCTGTGTGGCTTTAGATAATGCGATTAGCTTTTGCCGCTCTTCAATGGAAAGTTTAGTATTCTTAAGTATTTCCTCCCGTTCGAGTCTGTAACGTTCCTGCATGGCTTGCGTTTCCGAAAGCAGAGATAAACGGGCTTGAAACAACCGCTGTTCCTGAGCTAGTTTTAATAACCCTAACTCTTGCTGTTTTTGCTGTTCCAGCAATTCAACAGCTTGCTTCTGCTCAGACTTACTTAATTCAATGTCATGAGCTGCATTGAACTTTTTACGGTTAAAGGACTCTTCTAGTAACTGTTCCTCGGTTTTACGAAACTCCTTGTAGTCTTCCAGCTTGCTTCTAATTGCTTGTTTGGCAATATCCACATCATTATCAGCACGGCGCTGTAATTCTGCCTTAATTTCAGCTGTTCGTTCTGGCGAGAATCCTGCCTTATCAACGTCTTCCAATCTAACTTTCAAATTATTCTGGATCCGCTGTACTTCAGAAGCTACTTCATTTTCAAGAGACCGCTGAGCATCTAATTGACGATCAAGTTGAGACTGAATGTCACCTGCTGCTTTATCACTTCCTTTACTCGCACCACCTTTCACCTTGCTTTGCATCTTTGGAGATTGATGAAGCAACTTAAGAGATACTCCATCCTCAAAGATCACTTCACTGACATAACCACCACCCTTGCTGTCATACCATGTCTTGATATCTTTCACTGCGACATTGGTCGTGATCGGTGTGCCTTCGGGCATCGAAAAATCAATACCCTTATGAAATGAAGAAGCCCCTTTAGTAGGGGCTTGTCTTGGACCATAATTTGAACTGATCTTATACGAAGATAATGGTTTTCCACCTGCTTGTAATCGAGCCAGGTGTTCATTAGAAACTTTCTGGCCAGACATCGAGCCGCCATATCGAACGTCAAGATGAGGTCCAGTACCAATACCGGATTGACCGGAAATACCGACTAGACGCTTAGAAAGTTTTTGCTGTTTAGATAATTCATTAGTACTTTCCTTTAATGCTTTATTTTTAGCATCAATTACCTTCTTGTTTTGCTCCTCTATGGATAAAGTCTCCAAACCTATCTGATATAACTCATTAGAAACTTTTACTCCACTTTTTCGCGCCCAACTTGCAGTTTCTACCATTTGCTTCACTTGTTCAGGTGAGTAACCTTTAGCAAGTAAACCTTTAGTAACCAATGCTTCAAATTTTCGATCTGCCAGTGAATCGGCATATTGCTTTTGTGCATTTTTAGCTGCTAATGCGGCCTTTTCATTCTCAGTTAAGGACTTAGTGTTTTTATCAACGCCAACAATTGCATTTTCAGCCTTATTACCTGCAAGCGTTACTTCTATACCAAATAAGTTATACGTTTGCTTGGTCTTGGCTGCAGTTTCTGCTGCTTCATCATAGGCATTCACTTGTTTGAGCAGTGCATCCATTAAATCAGAAGGAATCTTCTGATTCTTTAATTGCTCAATTGCTTCAGTATAGGAAATGGTACCAAGACGTGCTTTATTCGAAATTTCAACTACTTTAGCATTACCTACAGCATAGTTCTGGATATTGATTAATGCTGAACCGACTGCTAATTCTTGTTTTTCCAATGCTTTGTTTTGATCATTTATTGTCGCTGCTAAATCACCTAATTTTTCCTTACGTTGTTCATCATTTAGAGCCTTGATTTCTTCCTTAGTTAATTTTGCCGCTTCAGCCTGCTCTTTTAACTTTGCTGTTGCTTCTGCAGATTTACTTGAGAAATACATATAAGTAGCAGCCAAAGCTGTTACTCCTAATGTGATTGCTCCGATTGGGCCACCAATTAAGCCCCACGCTCCACTAACTAAACTTGCCATTGAAGCACTTTTACCCTGAGCTGCTGTGACCGCTTTCGTTGCTTTCTCTACATTATTGGCTGCAAGTACATATCTGGCGCTAGCAGCACTTGCTCCAAATTTAGCTTGTGTTTCGGCATTTGTTGCTCTTACATTCGCTAAATGTGCCTCAGCTTCAGCCAAGGCAGCTTTTGCACTTTCTATCGATTTTTGCTTTTGCAATTGGGTAGCTGCATTGTTAGCAACTAATGATCCTAATTTGGTATTTAAAGCTGACACTTGTGTTGCAATCGCTTTAGTGAGCAATGCTGTACCACCCAAGATCGCAACATAAGAAATTGATTCTAAATTTTCAGCTAAAACCTGAATTGAACCTGATAATGCTTGAGCTGCGCCGCTTCCTTGTCCAGCTTCGCCTACAAACTTAGTAATTTCATTATTAAGTAGAGTTAATGATTGTCCAATTGTAATATCAGTTTTAGCAAATAATGCATCTACATCATTTTGAACATTTTTAAGCGCTTTAACGATTTCTTGTGAAGTAATTTTTCCTTCAGCCGCAACTGAACGCAACTCTCCTACGGTGATCCCCATGCCTTGAGCAATAGCCTTTGCTAATGCCGGGGTTTGCTCCATTACAGAATTAAGCTCTTCACCACGCAATGTACCACTTGCTAACGCTTGTCCGAATTGAACTAAAGCTGCATCAGCAGCTTCTGCACTTGCACCACTAATTGCTACGGCTTTAGATACGGTTTCAGTTAAACGCGCAGTATCATCCATAGTAAGGTTTAAAGTCTTAGCATTATCGCTAAAGCGTTGGTAAACCTGTAACACCGAATCCCAAGCTGAGTATGTTTTTTGAGCAATTCGGAAAGTATCTTCAGTTGCTTTATTCAATTCAGCTTGATTGTTGGTAACCAACTTTAATCTATTCTGTAAACCAGTATAAGCATCCATTTTAGAGATGGCTGCACCCACAGTAACTAATCCTGCCATATAGCCTGCAAGTGCACGAGTAGCTACAGATAAGCCATCCATAGACTTCGAAGCATAGTCTCCTTTACGTTCAATACTATCCAGCTCATTGCCTAGATTACGTGCATTACGTTCAGCATTTTGCGAATCAATAACAATGACCAAACGGGATTC